GTAATAGTTTTTCTTCTGTCTTTTGTACATCGGCCCATATCATTACTCGCTCACCGGATCCTTTTGGATCACGAACAATACGCAATACTTTAGACACTGGTTTGAATGTGTATGTTACATAACCACCGAACATACGTGCTGCTAACTCAACATAACCAGCATAAAAGTCATATGTTGCCATACCACCTGCATAGTTATAGTTGAGAAGATATGTGTTCAAAATAGCACTACTGAACGGGTCAAAACTGCTGCTTGATGGACCTGTTTCTAACCCGATTGTTCTACGGAAAATACTTCTTACATTAATAAACTCAGCAGGGAGAGTGTAAGTATCTACATTCTTCTCAATGGTCATTAGAATATAAGATTCTTCCGTTGCCGCTTGTGCCCGTTGACGATAGACCTTAATAGCGTAATTGTACGCTGCCTCATAATGCTGAGGATCCAATTCAATATCAATGATTCCGTCACCAAGACGATATCTAAGATTGGTAAATAGTAACTCTTTTAACTCTGATAAGGTTAAACCAGTTGGGGTAGAAAGAGGACTAGCGGTTGGATATGTTGACATAAGTGTTACCTAATAATACTATTTATCAGGTAACACACTTGTCCTAGTATTACAAGTCGCCGTCTTTGCGATTCTCGCTGTAGTGTGCATCAAACTGTCCACCGGGATAGCGTGATTCTAGCTTGCGAATATTCTCGGCAATCACTTCGTTAGGGTCTAGGTTCAATGCACGACAAGCATTAATCCAATACCACATAACATCGCCTAATTCTCGTTTCATATGATAAACAGCATCATCGGTAAGTGCTTTTCCTTGAAAAAGTATCTTCTTGGGCACTTCAATAAACTCACCACTTTCTGCGGCTAAACCGAAACATGCAGTGATTAACAGTGGCACATTGATATCAGGGCCATACTTCATTTGATTGTCTGATGCATCTAGTTCGTAGTTAGCATCAATCCTATCGCATGTATCCATGAATGCAGTCAAGTTAGTACTAGTCTCACTAGTAACTGCCGCGACAAACTCTTGGTATTTATTTAAATCAATCTTCATACATAATCCTTAAACATTTGTTTTCTACCTTCAACACCTAATGTGCTGTTAAAAATTTCATTTGTACGCTGTAGCATACAACAGGCTAACATTAGCATTTCATTCCTATCATCAGTCAATTCAATTGACTTGTCGATCAAGACCATTATTTCAGACATACGATCTCTTACTTCTTTCTTTTGCATTTTAAAACGCTTTCAAAATAATCATATTCTCGTTAAATCTTCCATTCGGAACTGCACCTACTGCTTTGATATCTTTGAAATACTTACGTGCCGCAGGCTTGCTACCCATCACTTCCTTAATTTGCTCACCGGGCTTACGCAATGTTTTCATTTCGCTAGTATTCGCATCAAATCCTAACAGGGTGTTTCCCTTGATACTGAACACTTTGCTATACTCGTCAGCAATATAGTGATGCAGTTTACGCTTACCTGTATCGTAAACCCACGCCTCACTTGCACCGTGAAGTTTTGTGGGATGCACACTTACCAAATCTAGCTTACTTGCTACATCCTTAAACAATTTCAAGTACTTAAGTTTAGCAACAATCTTTTCTACAGGGACTGCTTTGCGTTTACGCGGAGCCTTGCTTGCTTTCTTAATGCTAATGTAACTGTTCAGGTCACCTAGCACACCGTCAATGAATTTCAGAATGTTACGAATCTGAATCTTACCTAGAAACGCATAACCCTCTTTCAACGACTCGTCACCATCACTTAGACGCTGGAATTCATCTTGCTTGCGTTTCCAGATTTCAACAATGATTGGGATATGTTGCGGCATGACATTGTATTTTGCTACAATATCAACTGTCTTTTCTGACGCTTTGCCTTTAGTAACAAAATCGTCAATCATCCCTTCCATTTCACCTGCGGCATCTCGTGCTTTTTCTTTCAAAATTTCCTGAATGTTGGGGCGAGTGGATACAGTTTCTTCTTTTACAATACTAGTTTGACTAGTTTTTACTTCCGTTTCGGTTAGTGTCTTAACCAATCGCTTGATTTCATTTTGAAGGGTGAGTTCTTCATGCTCGGTCAATTCTAGGCCGCGCATTGTCATGCGTGATACCCAGCACAATGTCAAAATGAATTCGCTTTCATGTACTTTTCTAAGTAGCTTAGCCTCATCAGTGCGTTTGTTATAATCTAGATATTGGCACAATAGTTCTTTTGCATCTTTTTTAGTGTAGAACCGAGTGTACCACGTGAAACTACGGGCGAGTGCCGAGAATCGTTGTTCAGTATCGGGCTGAATTGGGAAGAAGGGTTCTTCACCCATGTATTTTGTATCAGCATCCCGGGGGTTGAGTGCTTTTACAAACTGATCTTCTGTCGGTTTTCTAGCCATATATTACTCCAAAGTTTCAATTGAATACGTATTATAACACAGGAACCATTTAATGTCAACTGTTTGGGTAATACGCGGTCGTCTGTATTTACGATAAATAAGTAATAAAGTGAAATAAATATGCCTAGACTCTCGCTTTGGCGTCCCAATAAAACAAACGATTACAACTTTTTTGATAGAACAATATCAGAACAGTTTACCGCAGGTGCCACGGATTTGTATGTACATAAGTATATGGGTCCAACAAATCAAGGCCCGTCAATTGATGCTACTCAACCTGAATATGATATATTAGCCCCGACTAATATACAAGATTTATTATTTTTAGAAAACCGTGACAGAACATATGATCCAAATATCTATCGGTTACGCGGACATTACAATGTACAAAATTTAGACTTTAATTTAAGTCAGTTTGGTTTGTTCCTCGATAATGATATCATATTCATTACTGTTCATTATAACGACATGATTGAATTGATAGGAAGAAAATTAATGGTAGGTGACGTAATTGAATTGCCTCACTTGCTTGATTACAATCCATTAAAAGAAACTATCCCGACTGCGTTGAAACGATTCATGCAGATTACCGATGCTAACTATGCAAGTGAAGGATTCAGCCCAACTTGGTTCCCGCACTTGTGGCGTATCAAATGCGAGCCATTAGTTGATAGTGAAGAATTTAGTCAAATACTAACAGAACCAATTAACCAAGACAACTATCTTGGATTGTGGGACAAAGACAAAACTTATCCAGCTGGGTATGTAATTACATTTGGCGATAAAAATTATAAATCATTAGTTGATGTACCGATTGGAATTACTCCACCTGACCCAGCATACTGGCAATTAGATACAGCAGATAATCTTAAGGATATTCTTTCTACTTACAATAAGAATATTGAAATTAATAATGCTGCGCTTGAAGAAGCAGCTAGATTATTACCTAAATCAGGATATGATAATAGCAATTTATATATTGTACCTACATACGGGGAGTATTCAAGTGACGGTGTTCTGTCTAACGCTATTAATAATCCTGCCCCTCCAGTTGGAGTTAACACCGATTCAACAGGTGCGCCAATTACAACTGCAACTGGAACAGTTATGATGATACGCAATAAACAATACAAAAACCCAAGTGCAGTAATTAAAATTTCTAAGAAATCTATTAAAAGTATTTGGGATATGACATCTGACATGGGTTATGAAAAACTAGATGTTTTTAATACTGCTCATTTAGAAACTCTTTCAATAGCACCAGAACGAACAAGTACTGGTTCAGGACAAATAAGTGGTAACAAAATATTATCAGTTTATTCTATAGGATTAGTAATCGGTCCATATGGTACGGCTGATAATACATATGCAACTGCTGACGCTAACCCAGAAGCACCTAATTTTACTGGGGTAATTAATACTCAAATGGATTGGCGTGCAGACTGTGATCCTGCATTCCAGTTTATTGCACGTAGTAGTCCTCGTTCTTTTGGATATACTACTGGATACTTAGATGGTGACGGACAAGCTCCTAATGGATTCCCAACTGGTGCTGGTATAAGTTTCCCTCAAAATCCTCAAGTAGGAGATTACTTTTTACGTATTGATTATTTCCCGCAAGTTCTATATCGTTGGGACGGTAGAAGATGGGTTAGAATATCAGAAAAAGTAAGAACCGAAACAGGATTCAATCAAGCAAATCAATCACAATTGTCCGGCTTTATTAATAACACAGCAGAAACTAAATTGACAGATGGCGTTTACGTTCCACAACGTCAAGGATTATCTACAATTTTAGCACTAACTCCCGACCCATTACCACCTAAACCTTAAGGATTTAAATGGCACAATTTTTTTATGATAATCAGATACGCAGATTTTTAATACAATTTGCTAAAATTTTTAGTAATTGGCAAGTTACTAAAGGTAAAGATCCGGCAGGTAATTTAATACTAGTAAGAGTTCCTGTAATGTACGGTGACAGTAGCAGACAAGCGGCAACCATTCTAGCTAATAACAGTGCTAGTAATTTACCTAGTGCTCCTCTAATAACTTATTATATTAGTGCTTTAGAATATGATCAAAAAAGAACACAGGATCCTACTTACACTGAAGTAATCAGTGTTCGCCAACGTTCATACAACAATGAAACTCAAACATATGAAACAGTACAAGGGCAAGCATTTAATGTTGAAAGATTAATGCCAGTTCCTTATACGTTGCGTATGAATGTAGATTTGTGGACTACGAATTATAATCAAAAATTAGAATTGATAGAGCAATTAGGCACATTATTTAATCCTGCAATGGAAATTCAAAGCACTGATAACTTTATTGATTGGACTTCATTATCTGTGGTATATCAAGATGGACTAACATTTAGCAGTAGGCAAATTCCGCAAGGAACAGGTAATCCAATTGATGTACTGACATGGAAATTTTACATGCCTATATGGATTAGCACTCCTGCTAAACTTAAGAAGTTTAGTGTTACTGCAAAAATTATCAATAGTATTTTTGCAACTAAAGCGGTTGATGATATACAAGATGAAGATTTATTATTAGGTACGAGAGGAAAAACTACACCGTATGGATATAAAGTATTATTATTAGGTAATACATTACAAATATTACCCGAAGCTACTGCATTTTATCCTGGAAATAATAATTTAGATTTACCATCTAACCCTAACTCAGATATATACTGGGCTAGTGTATTGAATGTAGCAGGTACAATAAAACCGGGAATAAGTCAGATATGGTTACAAAATCCATATATGGTAACTGACATTGTAGGTACAATTGTTCCTAATCCCAATGATGATAGATTGTTGATATACAATATTGATCCAGACACATTACCACAGAATACATTAAGTCCAGTAGATGGGGTAATCAATCCGCAATTGACTGGACCAAATGCAGGTTTACCGGGACCAGTTAATGGATGTAGATATCTTTTAACCGACTATATTGGATCGGTGGGTAGTACTACTGTAGCATGGGGAAGTTTAGTTGCAAATGCAAATGATATTATTGAATATAGTACTAGTGATGATGCATGGTTTGTGAGTTTTGATAGTACTGAGACCACACCCACTACAATAGAGTATGTAACCAATTTGACTACCAATGTTCAATATCGTTACGTTGACGGTACTTGGATGAAGAGTTATGAAGGTTGGTATGGCTCAGGGGATTTTTCTATAGTAATCTAATACTGTGATAAATCATAGTATGAGCAATACATCCGCAGGCGTTTTCTTTTATAGCAATAAAACAAATCGTTACCTATATCT